AAAAGGAGTACTGGTTCAACCGCACCTGGTAGTATTACATTTGGTGAACTCGCCACTACTATAGGAGCAAACGGTACTCAAGCAAACGCAGGAGACAGACTATTTGTTGGAGATAACAATGGTGCTGCACAGGTTGTAGGTGGTAGATACTTTATGGACATGTTAGATCATGTCACAGGTACTCTTACAGCAAGTTCAGCGGTCTTAGTTGATAGTAATTCAAAGATTGACAACTGGTTAGTTGACGACATTTCCCTTAATGCCAACATAATCACAACTTCTACTACTGATGCTGACCTTATTCTTGCAGCAAATGGAACAGGTAAGGTTGTTATCCAAGATGGTCAGGAACTAGAATTTGGAACTACAGGAGATGTAGAGTTCTCATTCAATGACTCAGACGCAGTTTTAGACGTCAAGCGAGTAGCAGGAACCCCCGACTTGCGTATTGCTGACGATATGAAACTAATCTTTGGTAATAACAAAGATGCTTCTATTGTGTATGATGAGACAACTAATGATAAACTGCTCATAGATGGTGCAGACATTAAGATTGGAACTACATCAACCAGTAAAGTAAATTTTGCAAATACTACAGATGCGTCTAACGTCTCTACTGCAGCAGTTACAATTGATGGAGGTCTCGGTGTAGCAGCAACTGCATACATTAAAGATCTGAATGTAGATGACAATACTACTATTGGTACAGCATCTGGAGACACCCTCACCGTTAATGCAACGACAACCTTCCAGAATGGCGTAACCTTCAACGGAACAACAACTATTTCTGGAACCACATCTCAGACTGGTTCAATTGAGATTGACAACCTAAAACTTGATGGTAACTCAATCACAACAATTAACTCTGTTCAAGAATTAATACTTGACCCTGACCCCACAACTGATGCGGGCGGTCTTGTTATCATTAAAGGTGACTTACAGATTGATGGAACTACAACTACAGTGAACTCTGCTTCAATGTCAGTTAATGATCCTACAATCGAATTAGGAGATCCAACAACTCCTGTTACTCTAACTGCATCAGCAGCAGGGTCACAGGCAGACGTTGTTGTAGATGCTGTGGATCAACTACAAGTTGGTGACTCTGTTACTTCAACTACAACTGGTATTGCTAATGGCACAACTATTAGTGCTATTAACGCAGGAACTAAGACACTTACTTTAAACAACAACTTAACTCAAACAATGGCAGCTGGTTCTGTCCTTGTTACAGTAAGTGGTGCTGATGATGCATTGGATCGTGGTGTTAAAATTCACTACAATAATTCTGGAACCAATCAGTTTGGTTTCTTCGGTTATGACCGCACAGGTGGTAACGATGGAGCTGGTGCATGGACATTTATTGAAAATGCAACAGATACTAACACTGTATTCGGTGTCACAGGAAACCGTGGTACAGTTGTGTTAGGTGATTTAGAACTAGATAGTGATCTTGAAGTTCAGTATGGTGGTACTGGAGCAGGAACATTTACCACAAACGGTATCATTTATGGTAACACTACTGGTGCTTTACAAGTAACTGCAGCAGCAAACGTTGGATCACCAGGAACTGGATCTGATGTAACAACATCATTCCAAGTTTTAACAGTGACAGCAGCGGGTGTTCCTGTATGGACAAACACAATCGACGGTGGTACTTTTTAAAACATGAACGCACAAATTGTTATTTCTACATTACAAAAGAAAATTTCTGAATTGACACTGATAAACGTAATGATGGAGGCACAAATCCAAGACTTACGAAGTCAGTTAAATAGTATAAACAATGACCAACAATCTGAGAATGCTTTAGATGGCAACGAGAATCAAGCTAAAGAGATCGACAACAGCAGCGACAGTCCCGACAACTTCTAATTTAGAAGACGGTGAAGTAGCGGTAAATATAGCTGACCGAAAAATCTATGTTAGGAATGGAGCTAGCGTAGTAGAGGTTGCTAACCAAGTACCTTCTACTGGTACAGTTTCTTCGTCCATGCTTGCTACCGACATTACAAACGGTCCTGGTCAGACCTATTATGTCGCAACAACTGGTTCTAACGTTACTACGCTTGCTAGTGGTGGTGCTAATGGTAAACATCAAGATACACCATTTCTAACGATTGAGAAGGCACTGAGCGTAGCTACATCAGGAGATACAGTTCTTATTGGTGCAGGAACTTTCCAAGAAACATTTCCTCTTACAATTCCTGATGGAGTTACTGTAAAGGGTACAAATTTAAGATCCACTCAAGTAACCCCTACATCTGGAACAAACGATCTTAACGCATTTGTTCTTAGTGGTGATGTTCATATTTCAGATTTAACAGTAAAAGATTTTTTCTATAATAGTAGTAACGATACTGGGTATGGTTTCGTTTGCACTAGTTCATTAGATTCAGATAGAAGTCCATATCTAGAGAGAGTAACAGTTTTAACTAAAGGTAGTGTAACATCTGGAACAGATCCTTATGGATATGCTCAAGGTGACGCGGGTAGAGGTGCATTATTAGACGGAGCACAATTTGCATCTTCTGGTCTTGAAGCTGCTATCCTGTTTAATGAGGTAACCTTCATTGTACCAAACTCAGTTGGTCTTTATCTAACCAATGGTGTTCGTGTTGAGTGGTTAAACTCATTCATATATTTTGCTAACGAAGGTATAAAGGGTGTTCAAGGAGCAACAGGTCGTTCTGGTTCTGGTCAAACAAGATTAAAACTGTCTGGTGTATCAGGAACATTCTCTAGTTCAGAAATAATTTACCAATTAGAAGATAGTTTCAAGTCTGGTACATATGCTAGAAGTGGCACAACAGTTACAGTAACTAGAGCTGGACACGGTATGTCTAATGGTGATGTAGTTTATGCTGACTTTATAAGTGGTAGTGGTACAGATAATTATTACGCTATTGCAAACGTAGCTACTGACACATTTGAACTAACCGATTCATCATCTGGAACTACATCTGGTAACGTTACTTACAAAAAAGCAACTGCCTACGGAACAGTTACAACAAACGATGGAACATATATTCTTATTAACGGTAAGGGAACTGGAGAGTTTGTTACTGGTGTCCCTACAGCAAAGACTGGAGTGGTTGGTGGAGACGCAAAATTAGATACAGCACAAAAGAAATTTGGCACAGCATCACTAGAATTAGACGGAACAACTGATAATTTAACATATCCAACAAGTCCTGACTTTGGATTTGGAACTACAAACTGGGCAGCTGAATGTTTTATAAGACCAAGTTCAGTAACTGGCACACAATACATATTTGATTTTAGAACTGGATCTGCTACAGATACAGCACCTACTGTATATTTGAGTGGCACTGCCTTACATTTTGGTGTAGGAAATACATCTCAAGCAACTGGTGGAACTCTATCAACTGGTACATGGTATCACGTTGCTGTTGCTAGAAGTGGTGGTAGCACAAAATTATTCCTTAATGGAACTCAAGTAGGTTCTACTTACACAGATACTAATAACTATGGCACAACTAAACCAGTAGCAATTGGTTCAGATTATAACTCTGCTGCAAATGCTTTTGCAGGACATATTGATGAAGTTCGTATATCAAAGGCAGCAGCAAGATATACTGCTAATTTTACAGCACCGAGTAGTGCATTAGGAAATGATTTAAACACAGTTCTTCTTATTCACTTTGATGGAACTGATGGATCTACAACTGTGACAGATAGTAGTGGAGGAGTAAAAGATATTCGTTCTAGTGGTGGTGATTCTGCTACATCCATTCTAACTGCAGACTATGCTCAGTTTGGTGCTGAGTTGCGTGGTATTTCATCTGCAAACATCTATGGAAGTAAAGGTGCTATTGCTGAAGGTGCGGGTGTCAAGATATTATTAACAGCACATAACTTTGCTTATGTTGGATCTGGTGCAGACTTTACGAATGACCCATCTCTTGCAGTTCCTGCTAACGAGGTTACAGAAACTAACGGTGGTCGTATATTTTATTCTGCTACTAATCAAAATGGTGACTTTAGAGTTGGCGATGCATTTGTAGTTGATCAAGCAACAGGTAACGTACAGTTCCAATCCACTAGCACATCACAAGAAGCAGCAAACATTACATTAAGTGATGCTACTGGAACAACAAAAATATTCCCTGCATTTGTTGAAACTGGTAATCTAAGATTATCTGGGAATACAGTTAGTTCAACATCTGGTAGTGTTATAGTTGACCCTTCTGCTAACGAAGATATTCTTCTTAATGCAGAAACAATAATTCCAGAAAATTTATATTTCTCCAGTAACAAGATTGTTGGTATTGGAAGTCCTCAAACTGGAAACTTATCATATACTGTAGATGGTAACGAACAAGCAGGATTCTCTAGTTATGGATTATATACAAATAAAAACTTAACAGTCTATAGTTTAGGTATAGACACTGTTAGCATTATAAACGAAGGTAGTGCATATCCTGCATCAACAGGACCATATTCAGTTGTTACTAACCCAACAACTCAAGCAACTGCAACTGCAACTCTAGCAACTAATGGGTCACTTGCATCTGTTACCATCACAAATAAAGGTTCTGGGTATACCGCAGCTCCTGATATAACAATCGCAGCACCTGGTGGTAGTGGAACTCAAGCAACAGCATCAACAACTTTATCAAATAACTCTGGTAGTGTAGTGATAGCTGCAGCAAGTTCTGTTGGTTCTGGATATGTTTCACCAACTATTGCATTTGATGCTCCACAATCAGTAACATTTAACGTATTAACTCAAATAAACAATACAACTGAGGCTATTACATTAGCATCTCATGGATTTGCAGATGGCAACACTGTTGTTTATAACAATGAAGGTGGAACGCAAAATATCGGTCTTACAAGTGGCACTACGTATTATGTTGTTTCTTCAACCGATGATACTATTAAATTAGCAGCAACTTCGGGTGGAACTGCGATTAACCTAACTGCAGGGTCTGGAACTGAGGTTCATTCAATTAGAGGAACCACTGCAACTGGTACTATAGTTCAAAGTAGTGGAGAATTAGGTGCAGTCACTATAACAAGTGGTGGTTTTGGATATACTAGCAACCCGAATTGTACAATTACAGACTCTGGTGGAACTGGTGGAGTTATTAACGTTCAAGTTGGTTATAGATTAGCTACCATAGCAATAGGAAATTCTGGTTCTGAATATAGTAGTGCACCTAGCGTATCATTTGCAAATGCAACAGGAGATACAACAGGATCTGGAGCAGCTGGTACTGCGGTAATTGGTAAAATAATAGAATCTGTAAGTTTAACAGGTGGTGGTAGAGGATATTCAATCGCACCTACAATTGAGACTGTTGGTGGAAATCCATCAACTCCTGCAGAAATAACACCAACATTTGATAAGAAAACTGGAGTCATAACTGCACTTGCAATCACAAATGCGGGTGTTGGGTATACATCAACTCCAACTTTAAATATAATTGGTGGAGAAGGATCCGATGCCCAATTAACATTAAATATTGAACCAGTTGCAGGAACTATTAGCACTGGTGGTTCTGGATACAAACCTGGCGTTTATACTGGTGTTCAATTAGTCGGTGGTGGTGTTCAAACACCAGCTACAGCAACAATAACAGTTGTTGGTTTATCTGGAACACTAGTTGCGGGTTCTGGTTATAGTTCAACTGGATCTCCTTACAGTGCTGTAAAAGTAAGAAACCAAGCAACATCAACTCTTGTAGTCACAGCAGCAGATAGAAATTCATTCTCATTTGTATATTCAGAATCTGATGCCTATGCATGGGATGTAACAGCAAGTGGTCAAACTGATTATACGTTTACCAGAACCTCATCATCTGGAACAGCTTCTGGTGATGATATTAGTATTGTTGCAGAAGTAGGTGATACATTAACATTCACAATGAGTGCTGCGGGACATCCATTTTATATTCAAAATGTTGCTGCTCCATACAATTCTGCTCAACTAGCAACAGGTGTAACTGGAAATGGATCTGATAGTGGAACTGTTATTTGGAACTTAGCAAACGTAGCACCTGGCACATATTATTATGTGTGTGGAAACCATGCTGCTATGACTGGAACCATCACAGTTAATGCATACAGTGGATCAACATTCTCAGCAGCGGATACTCTTACAGGTGGTACATCTGGTGCAACTGGAACTGTAACCTTTGTTGATGGATTCTTCGTCAGGGTATCTGGAGTATCTAACGGACCTTTCCAAGATACTGAGTCAATTTCAAACGGATCTGTTACTGGAACTATCAATTCAACTCCAGCTGATATAAAAGCAATACTTATTGGTGGAACAGAGAGTCCTGCTACAGCGTTACTATCATATAACTCATATACCTTTGATGTATCTGATTCCAGTATGTCTGGTGTGGCATTTAGTTTGGGATCAAATGATCCAGATAAAATTGTTCAAGATACAAATGGTATAGTAGCAGGAACAGCAAACGCAAAAGTATTTTTAACTATCAAATCTTCATTTGTTGCAGGAACCACTACATTATACTATGGAAGTGTGCCTGGCACAGGAAATAATTTTGCGGTATCAAGTGGTGCATCAAGTCAAGGTGACTATGGATATGATGGAACTGCTAACATTACTGTTGATACAGGTGGAACGGTTACGGGATTCACATGGGTAAATCAAGGAACTGATTATAAAGTAACTGATGTATTATTTGTAGACGATCAAGATATTGGTGGTGGCGGTGGATCTGGAATGTCATACACCATTACAGGTAATGATAGTTCTATTTCTAGTGTTACAGCTATATCCACTTCTGGAGGTCCTTACGCACTAAACGACGTATTAGCAGTAGACCCAACATTTGATACTGTTGGAACTGGATCTGGATTTACTTTTACTGTAAGTAAAGTTGGTTATCTTGCTAGTCTAGTTGTTGATCTAGCAGGATTTGGATATTATGCTTCTAAAGATTTATTCATAGTTGCAGGTCCTACAACAACTGGAACTGCAATTCAACTTAGAGTAAATGCTACTAAATCAATTACTCCAATTGAAGTAAAATATGATGGTAGTATTTTATCTGGTGATGATGGTACAGGATCTACAAATTGGAGTATCTTAAAGGATGGAACTACTAGTTTAGGAACTGGAAGTCTTTCTTGTGGATCAATTAACTCATCAGGAATAAATTCTACTGGTAATATTACTTCTTCCTTACAACTTAGTGGGTCAACATTAAATGTTTCAACATCTGCAACTATTAATGGTTTAACAGCAACAGGAACTAATAGTCTAACTGATGCAACCGTCAAGATTGGAAATGGAACTGTAACAGCTCCAACACTAGCACTTAATGGTAGTCCTACAACTGGATTATATCGTGCGGGTAGTGATGATATTGGATTGACAATTGGTGGAACACAACGTGGTAGTATTAGTGGATCTGGATTTGACATCTCTACAAACTTTGTAGTTGATCAAACTCTTACAGAATCAATTCCATACTTTACGATAGATGCTGCTGCAGAAACAGTAACTATTGGTGCTGCTGCTACACAACTTCAAATCGGTAATGATGGAACTATATCATCAGTTGGTACAGATACTAATGTTGATATAAAATTTAGTCCAAAGGGAACAGGTAATTTAGTTCTTACAGGTGGTCTAGATCAAGACTTCTCTGTTACAGATGGATCTGTTGAAAGATTTAAAATAGACACTAATACTGGTGATACTGAAGTAAAAGGAAAACTTGATGTTAGTTCAAACGTTAGAGTACAAGATAATACAATCTCATCAGATATTGGTTCTGTTGCAACCACATCATTCGGTCAAGTTATAACAGTATCGTTAGCGAATGTTGCTACTGGATATACAAACGGATCTTACACAAACGTAGCGTCAACTACAAACGGATCTGGAACTGGTGCTACTTTTGATGTTACCATTTCTGGTGGTGATATTACAGCATGCGTAGTAAACGCGGGTGGTAAAGGATATAAGAGAGGGGAGACAATCACTCTTGCCACTACAGATATTGGATCTGGTTCTGGCAAAAGTATTCTAGTAAATGATATTGAAGGTGCGGGTTTAATATTAAGACCATCTGCGGGTAAGAACGTTATGGTAGATGCCACATCTATGTTTGTGGTACCTGCAGGAAATACAAACCAAAGACCAGGCACAAATGATCGTCAAACTGGTGGTATACGTTTTAACTCAGAACAACAACAGTTTGAAGGTTTCAATGGAAATGACTTTGTTTCTCTTGGTGGTGTTCGTGACGTTGACCAAGATACTTACATATTAACTGAGTCTGCACCAGCTTCTGATGAAGATACCTTTGAATTTTATAATCAAGGTGTAAATTCATTATCAATTAATAAAGATAAATTTACAATAAGAACTGCTAAGACATTTGATATTGCAGGAACATTAGTAGTTGATGGTATAACAGCTGGTAGTGATCCTCTTGACGTTAGAAGAGGAACAGTATCCATTGCTAAGTTTAGAGATAAAAAAGATTTAGAAATATGCGACGGATCAACTGGTGCATTAAGATTAAGAGCAGTTCCACAACAAGGTGGAATATCAACTATAGGTACTGTTACATCAAACGGTAATAATTATGCCACATCTCAAACATACACTGGCGTAGCAGGAACAGGAAACTTTGAGGGTGGTGGAGCAACATTTAATGTCGTCACTAACGCTAGTGGTGGCATACAATCAGTTGCAGTAAACGCAGCAGGATCTAGTTTTGAGGTTGGTGAAGTTATAACAATCACAGGTAATTTAGTTGGTGGAATTGCAGGAACTGATAACCTAACATTTGCAGTAACTGCTATTTCTGGTGCTGTTGCTGAGTTTGCTCGTCTTGATGTTCTAAGTCAAGATTATGTGACACGAATGGACAACAAACCATTTATGTCTCTTGATTCAAATGGTGCAGAAGCATTATTTAAAATCAATCGTGGTTGGAATGGTGGAACATTATCATACTTAACACTATTTGATTCTACTGCGACATTCTTAGAACTAGATGATTGTCGTTTAGAAGGTGGTCAGTTAGCATCATTCCCATCAACTGCAACTATAACTCAGTTTGATAAGACATCTTTCAAAGGTGGAAAAACTCTCGTAACTATTGAAAGTGACGATGGTAAAGTTCACATGTTAGAAGTGACAACTGTATGTGCTGCAGCAGGAACTACTGCACATGCTACAGTAACTAACTCAGTAACTTCTGATAATGATTTGGTCGATGCAACAATTAGTGTCGTTGGTAACAACGTTACAATTTCACTAGCAAAATCTAGTGCTGCTAGTTCATCATCAAACTTCACTGGTAGATTCACAACTACCAAAGTTAAAGCATAAATAACCTCTAGGTAACCTAAGACAATGCCCGTAAAGAATTTTTCATCAATAGGAGGATACTCAGTAGCAGCTACTGAGGTGTTGAATACTTCTAGAGCTCTGAAAAATATTTCTGCAATGCATATGGTGAGCGATCACTTTACTGATGCAAACAAAGACATTTTTATTCTTAAAAGGCAAACTGATGCATCTAATAATACGATGCAAATGTCACTAGATGGAACTAACCCTCTTGCCACAAATACACCTCCGTTAGCAAACAGTACTGTTGCTTTTGCAAGTGGAACAATTTTTGGACAGGAAACCTCAAACAATACATATGTTTATGCAGTAAAATTTGATATCGTAATTACTACAACATCTGGAGGAGTTCCTACTGTTGCTTCTGAAAGGAAGATAATCATTAGAAACAATCCACCAGGTCAGGAAACTTGGAATGTGGTTCCAGCTGCCATACAAATTGGTGGTGTACCATTCTTTACTTTCCAAGTGTCTAGTGTGACAACCTCATCCACGGTTAAGTGGGTTGGCAATTTAGATTTAACCGTTGTTACATAACCTTTTAGAAACGAAATGAGTTTTCAGATTAATACCGACCAACAGCGAATTGAAGCTAGCGGATCAAAAGCGACAGGAAACTGGACGAATGCCACATACAGCAGAACATCAGCTGGTGTAGGTAACATCGTTTCTGTTGCACATGGTATTGTAGGGACAGATACGTTATACATTGACTTTACATCTGGTGGTGAGGTAGATGGTAACTTCCTAGTAACGAAAGTAGATGACGATAATTTAAGTTTTACAGGTTCTGCTAACAGTGTAATTACAGCGGGTGCATCTCTAGCATATAAAAGAGTAAGATCATTAAGTGTACAAGGAGATACATCCATTGAAATGTCAGTGGGTACAGGTGCACTAGAGAAAGACGCATTATTCATAAACAAAAACGCACAGGAAAACGTCAGAGTTGGTATCAATACTACGGATCCTCAGTTTGAACTGGACGTAGAAGGTCAGATTAGAACAACTCGTTCTATCATTTCTGATACTGCACAGGTCACAAACCTTGACATCAGCACTATTATCAACCCTGCGTTGAATCTTCGTGCTCCAAACTTAATTAACTTTGAAGATACAGACGTAACAAGTCCTACTTTTGGAACTACATTCTTCCCAACTGCTGACACACCTCCTCTAAGTGATCAGTCTAGAAGGGTTGCTACCACTGACTTTGTATATAAAGTTGCTACTAATGACACTGGTGGTCGTGTATACGTATCACAAACTATTGGTAGTGATCTAAACGATGGTCGTTCAGCTGCAAGACCTGTTCAGACAGTTAAAAAAGCAGCACAAATTGCTTATGGATTGCAGAAAGCTGTTCCAGATGCTAGTGATGAATACGTTTCTATCATCGTATCTGGTGGTGAGTATCTAGAAGATAACCCAATTTCACTTCCTAGGAACTGTTCACTAATTGGTGACAACTTAAGAAGAGTTATTCTTAGACCGTTAAACCAAGATCGTCACATGGTCAAGGCGTCTAACGAAACATACATCTTCGGTGTTGTATTCAGAGACGCATTACAAAACGCATCAGACCCACAAAGTACAGTAATTCATACTTGGAAGTATGCCTTTGTGTTTGATGACAAACAAAGATTATACTACGAACCAGAAATATCACAGATCCCTGCAGTGCCTGGTGATAAATTTCGTGGAGATAACATATTCAGTGTTACGTTTACTAACCATACAGGTAGTAACACAACACTACAAACTGGTTATTTTGTTCAAGGTGGATCATCAGGAACATTAGGTACAATTCAATCTGTTAGTTTTACAGGTCCTACTGCTTCTCCATACTCAACTGGTAGTGTAACAATATTAATTACATCAGGTGTTAACGATGTATTCCAAGACGCTGAGAAAATATTCTATGATGCTGTAGCAAATAATATTATTACTGACCTCAACAACGCAAGTGTATCAGATAGATTTGACGTTGCTGATGCTGAATCATTAAGACCAGAACTAGAAACAATCTCTAACCAGATTTATCAGCATACTATTGACAGCGAAAGAGAGACAGTATCATTTAGAGGTAGCACTAATTATATTAATACTACAACTGATAGAATTACTATCACAGGACATGGTTTTGTTACTGGTGACAATGTTGTATACAGCAAAGATGAGAACACAACTGCATTACCAGGTTTAATTGATACTACTCGTTATTGGGTAAGAAAGGTAGATGATAATACTATTGAATTATATGATACTGAAGCAAATGCT